TTACTTTCTTTACTGTGGCTGTTTCCCCAGAACTAGAACCTGTGATAGTATCATCCTCAAGTATTTCTACTTCTCCCGCATCGAAAGCAAGAGTGGACATCTGTAAGTTCTCATTGTCTGCAAACACGCCAGATACATCAGTCAATACTACAGTGCCTTCTGCACCAGTTGACCAGTTACCGTGATATGTTAACCCTGCAACAGTTCCAGTTGCTCCACTAGTAGCGCCAGATATTGAAGCCCCTACCACAAACTCTCCGTTAGTAGTAGTTCCATCAAAGTTTAGCGCTTGACCAAGAGATATCTCTTGCCAACCAGTAGAGGATGACTTATACATCCCGGCAGTTGCGCCTCCTGATTTGTTTCTAAAGGCGTATATGTTTCCGCTATACACCCAAACACCAAGAACAGAACCTTCACCCGGAACAACGCCAATAATGTTTCTTTGGTTCTCTATCCTCGCTTGTAACTCAGAAACTAATGAAGCATCTGCACTAGCATCTCTTTTTACAGGAGGCCCATAAGAAAGCGATGTGGCGTATAGACCCATTAACCAATCCTAACAGCAGACAATTGACCATACTGAAGTAGAATATTTTGACTACTACCGTTGTTGTGTTTTATTCTTGCATACACATCTGTATAAGTAGTATGCCCTGTAGCGTCAATAATTCCGCTCATGTTAAAACTACCAACATCATTTGCATTTGTAATGTACTGAATACCTTTTAAAGCAGGCGCATCAGTTGTACTTCCTCCAGTGTTGTCAGTAGAAAGCATTGCAGTCCAGATTATATTTGCCGTAGCAGATTGTTTTATACAAAGGTTGCAAGAAACAAAGTAAAACCCTTTGTCATACAATCTAATCTGGTCACTTGCAAAGTCAGCATCAGCCCCAACAGTTGTTGAAGAAACGGTTCCTGTATCTTGAGTTACATCAGAACCAGATGACCCTAAAGACCAGTCGATAGTTACAGTAGTCCCATTAGCAATGGCTTGAACAGCAGGTGTTCCATCAGCAGACGCATGGTTAATGCAAGCGTACCCACCCATGTCAGATTCTACGTACTGCCGTAACATCTGCGCCGTAATAGCGCCAGTAGTATTGTCAGCAAAACTTGTTCCAGTGAGGACTGCCCTAGTTTTTCTTAAGGCTGTAGGTGTTCCCATTATGTGTACTCCACGTTAAATGCGCTTCCAAATGCGCTATCTTTGTTTAAAAAATATATCGGTTCGCCTTCTTGAAATGTTCCGCTAGTAGTAGTAAAGTATATGTAACCCTCTGCGGCATCAGTAGGGAAGAAACCCGCTTGACTATCTCCAGTTATATCCTCTACAGATACAATCAAAATAGTTCCAATAGCACCGCTAGTTCCCCCTTTAACAATGTCTCCAGAAGAAGGTATATTTAAATGAAAAGATGCGCTAAATGAAGACGAAAACACATTACTTTTAGATGAGCCGTTAACAAAAGGTATCCTAAAGTAATCAACATCAGAAGGAAGTGCTTGACCATCTGCTCTTTCGTATCCATCAACACGACTATAACGGCCACGAATATCTACCTCAAAGTTTTTTGCGGCTATACACTCCCCTGCCTCAACAGAAAGAACTGGATCAACTATGTTAAGTCCACCGCTAAAAGGGAAGTAGTAACTTTGGGTAGTCATTCAGTAACTACCACGTAGTTTGATAAATCTTGGACCTGAGAAAACCTTCTGTTTCTTTGTCCCGGTAATTGATCAGACTCAAGTTTATCAAGTAAATCTGTAAACTCAGCAACAGATGCAGAAAGAATTTCAAGGGCATCATTCTGTTCTGCGTAGTAAATTTTCGCCCTACAAATGATCATCCTGTGAAACCTACTTGGTATAGCAGACACATCTGAATCAGAGGATAACTCTGTAGGAGTTTTCCAGTACTCCGCTTTTATAACTGTTGATGAATCTGGTGTAGGATAAAGATCAATAACATTATCTGGTTTAACACTAAACACTTCAGGAGTTCCTGAATCAACTGTTCCGTACTTGTACTGATCCTTGTATTCATTCCAAGGCACATACTCTAGAGGTTGATAGTTGTCAGACGTAGGATCAAATACAACACAATCTATGTTCCATTGTGCCAAGTCTGTAGGAGATGTAATAGTGGAAGTTCCTGATGATGTAGTAATACTTGCTTCAGACCAAAGGTAGTTCCAGTTAAACCATCTGCGCTGTATATCAATGTCGGCATCTTTAATCTGGCGTACAACATCCTTTTCTTCTTCGGAAGTAGGCGTAACACTACTAGGCCCTGAACCGGGTATGCCAACCTCCCTAGCCATGTCTTGACAAAGTTGCAGATATGTACTCATAAGTTTCTCATAATGTCAGATACTACAATTCTTGGGTCTATGTTAGAAGCGCACAAAGCGCCACCTATTTCCTCATCTCTATTACATGTGCTGAATCCAAAATGCATTTTATGGCATGGATAACAGGGGCAGTTTTCTGGAGTAAATGATGTAGTATTGCTCCAGTGTTTAGTCAGATTCTCTTCTGACGAGTGAGAAAGAAATACAGCCTTGTGTATTTTCTTCATGCTTGCCGCATTTAACACTCCTGTTTCAGGCCCAACAATTACAGAACAATGGTCTAAAAAAGCCATTGTATTACCTATAGACCATTCGCCTGACTTAGTAATAACTCTTGGTTCTTTCTCCCAACCAACCTCCAGTATCTTGCACATCTCATCGCCAACAGTAACAAAAGAAATATCCTTTCTTTCTTTTAAAATTGATGCAATCATTACATCATTCCAAGGCCACACTTTATGCACTGATGATCCAGACAAAGAAATCATTACAACATGCTTTGACTTTATTTTCTTTCTCTGTTTTCTAGCCCACTTCTTTTCTTCTTCTGAGGGATAGTATGCAGGTCTATGTTGAAATGGAACGCCTGCCAGTTCGTGAGTAAACTCAAGGTAGTTAACATTACACTTCTTGTGTATCTCTTCTTGAGAATCGTAGTAGCCTTTACTTGCAGGTACTTGGTATTTTTCCCCTTTAGACTCAACTACTCTGTTTGGGTTCAACAGAAGTGTCCCTTCTATGGACTCAGACAGTTGTACAAACTTATCAAAACAGGGAGACATCTTCTCCCAGTAATTAACAAGTTGTGTATTGCAAATCTGATTACTCTTTTGTATTAAGAGTTCGTCTACGTAAGGGTTTGACTTTAGCAGTTTAGAACCTGCTTCAGATACATTAACACAAACCTTGTACCCTTCTTTCTTAAATTGCGGGAATAAAGAAGATGTTTGAATGATGTCTCCAAACGCTCCGTATCTAACAATGCAAACAGTTTTGCTTTGTCTCTTCCCGCCAAAATCTTCTAAGGTGTAATCGCTTACTTCCTTAAAAGGAACGGTTATTTTTTTCATAGTTGGTTTAGTAGTTTTTCCTTTATGGTATCTATCTTGTCTTTCTTTCCTACTTCAATGCCAAGTTCTTTTGCTTTTGATACAAGGGCATTCCTGCCTGTCATACCTTTCTGCTCTTGAACCCAAGCCGTATAGTCAACTAAACCACTACTAATTAAATCACCGTTTGTCCTATAAAAATTGTCGCCTTGAGTAAATCTTGCTTCAGGCATCTCTTCAATAGTTCCGTGTATTTCGCCGTAAGGCTCGTCCCAGTTTATTTTATTTGTCATTATTCCAGTGGCATACGAACAGCACCGAAAACAGAAGCATTTTCAAGAATAATAACTTCCGGTCTGGTTCCTACCCTCGCGTTGTTGTTTCGTTGATTCCTCTCAGTACTCCATTCGTTAGGCTCGTCTTGATTTGTATAGCCACACTGAGCAGGGTCTTTATCTTTCTTTTCTTCGTAGTCCATATTTTCCCCTAAGAAAAGGGGGGCTTGCGCCCCCCGATCCATATTAACGAAAGTTAAAAGAACCTGAAGGCGTTGAAACCTTCTGTTTCTTTATACCCATCGGCATCTGGTTAGGTCCATGACTATCCAAACCCAAATCAGCAGGGGATGAATTATCTTTTTCCTTTTCAGAAAGGCCGTTTGCAGGGATTTTACCGCTTGCACTGTCTTTCATGGTTTACCTCCTAGTACCATTCAACTTCAACGTATGCATAACCTTTGCCTGCGGCAGTACCAGAATCAACGCATTGAACATAAGTAACTTCAATCTGCGTATCAGCCGGAAGTGCATCAGCAATGACTGCATTCGTATCGTCTTGGTTATTGTAGGCATTGGTAGCCGCAGTCGTATCGGCAATTTCCAACTGACCATAAGCATTAGGATCAGCGGTAGTACCTACCAAAACTTTGCCAGTAGTAGAATCATCGGCAAAAGTTTCAGTGACATGCAAACCAATATTTTTCAACGAACCCTTTTTACCACTAGGTCCTTTGAAACTCCAAGCAGTTCCAGTGCCAGCACCAAAATCAGTTTCAACTGTATCTTGGTAGATATAAGGACGAGGATCACTATAACTCATAATAATTTCTCCTTAAGCCGCGCTGTCCCAGATCACTACACGTGACTGAGCCGCTTGTGTGTGAACGAGGCCGAAACCTCCCAAATAATACCACGCAATCCCACGATCCCTTCCAAAGTCCCCCGGAATTTTTCCGCGAATTTCTTCAGGAACAGCAACTGCTTCAGCAACGGTATCTTCACCAAAGAACACAGCCCAATCGGATTTACCGTTAGTCCATGCAGATGATGCAGTACCAATGCCTGCTTTAGCAACGTGAGTCTGCTCAATAAAGCGAACACCTTCATAGCGACCAATTTCGCCATTCATAATCATCTGGAAACCCTGATCAATATACTGCTTGATACCTTCCAGATCATTCTTAAGTGCGCGCCAAGTTGACGGCCATGCAATAGCGTAATAATCATCGCCAGTATAAGCCGGGATATTGCGCTCTTTCATCGTGTCTACAATCAACTTAACATGCTCTTTTCCAAGAGCAACGTTGTTGTTAATAGCACACACACCGTTGGTGGTAAGCGTCAAAGCGGTAGTACTCGTTCCCGCAGTCGGAACAACACGCAATTTAGCAGTGTCGAACTGAGCAGAAGCGAGATTATCAAACGCTTTTTTCGCATCGTTTTTAAGCACTTTACGAACCACTTCACGAATCGGCTGTTCACTCAGGTCATCCAACTTACCTGTGTAAGGAACAGAGTTACCCGCTTCGGTGATAGTCATCGTACCCTGAGAAATCGTGAAAGAAGTCTCTGGGATAGTGCTGGTTTCAGTCAGGGTTGCACCCTGCGTGGCTACGTCGCTAAACACGTTCCAGTGGAATGTATCGCCTCGATTCAACCCTTGATGGGCCGCATCTTTAATGTCACAGAACTGACGGAACTTGACAATCGGCTGTACGGCCATTCTCAGTTCACGACTGAGATTGAGCGCATACATATAACCACCGGAGGTATTAACTGACCATACTTGTCCAGCCATTACTTATCTCCTTAAAGTTATTGATTATAATTGCCCTCTTGCCTGACGCATTTCTTCGATAATTTGTTCTGGGGTTTTAGGCCCACTATCATCTTCAGAAGGTTTGGCAGACTGTCGGGCAGACTTAGGTTGTGGGACAATTTTCTTCTTTCTCTCAACTCTTTTATTAGGTTGTTGAGGGGCAGAACTATTATTTGTCCATTCTTTCGCATATTCAGCCGCCGCATAAATAATTTGTCCCGGTGTCCAAGAAGGATTTTCCTTCATAAGGGTGACCGTTTTATTATCAGCAATAGCCCTAAGATCAGGATTCTGAGAAATCTCAGGGTACTCCTGATCAAACCAAGAAACTGCATTATGAACTTCATTTTCATATGCTACTTGATTTGCTTGGGCTTGTTCGGCTTGTCTACGAGCAAAGGCTTGTCCAACAGCCTTATCTACAGCCTCATCTATATTTGGGGTAGCAGTATTGCGCCCCGTCAAGGTCTGTAACAAATTTGCGGCTTTTGCCGCATCATCTTCATACAACGCTTGATGGTATTCTTCTACAGTTTTATTGTAGTCAAACCCATCTTCTGGCTCGTCCGTGGATGGAGCAGATTCTTTCTGTTGAAGACTCTGTGCATACTGACGCAACTGAGCCTCCTGTTGAGCAAGCACCCTCTCTTTATGAGCGGCTTGCTGAAATCTTTGCTGAGAAGCAACATCCTTTTGGTGAGAAGATTTTAACCCGTCAAATGGTACAACAACATCCTGACCATTTACTTTAACTTTGGTTACCCATTGACCTTCGTGTTTCCACACAGGAGCGTCTTCCTCAACTTCCTCAACTTCTTCAACTTCTTCAAGTTCTTCAGTATCGTATACGCCTTCTTCACCAATTTCTTTAATTACTTCAGACTCCCTTTCATCTACTATGCGTTTAAGCATGTCTTCTCTGGAGCCTTGTACTTCACGATCTACATGTTCTTCTTGCTCTTCGTTTTTAACTTCTTCTTCTACTACTTCTTCTACTACTTCTTCCGCATCCTTTTGGGTAGCGTCCATTTTAACCTCCAAGGTTACTCTTCTTTGTACCTTGCTAATTTATTCGCAGTCTCTCCGTCTGAAATAATCGCATCCAACCATTTTAAAACTGATAAGGGGGTAGCGAGGTTTGAAGATATTTTTCTATAATGTTTAAGTTCTTCTTCTGAAGAACCGGGCCACTCCTGAAAGGCCATTTCTTGAAAACCATTAATACCTTCTCTATATTGGTTTAATGCTCTATCAAGCAATGATCTCCCTGTTGGAGTTCTAATAAACTCTTGGGTCTTCTGCCCAATTTGAGTTCGTTCAATTAAGTCGTCTACATTGGGTAGACTCGGATCATAATACTCTGACATTTATCCCTGTGCGTATGGCACTTTGTTGTATTTATCTCTTGCCATTGTTCCTGCTTTAGAAACATTATCTTTGTCTACTGGTTCTGACTGCTGTGAAATAATCTGATTTATTAAAGCATCTCTTTGCAACATAAGTTCAGCCCTGCGCGTATCTGCATCCTGCTGTTTTATAATTGCTTCGTTTTGTTTAATAGCAAGTGAGCCTGCATCTTTCTGCATACCCATCTGTTCTTTTGCTATATCAGTTTGTGCTTTTATCTGAGCCGATCTAAGAGAGGCCTGTTGTTTTAACTGTTCAATCTGCAATCTGCCTTGCATCTTAACTTGATCGTAATCAATGATAGATTGCAACTGTTGAATTTCGGCCTGTAATTGTTCAATCTCAGGATCACCAGACTGCTCTGAAATAAACCTTGCACCGTCTTTATATCCAAGTTGACCAAATATTTCTTTAGCCACTTCTTCAGTATTAATTCTATTTTCCATGCCCGGAATCTGAAACACATTTGAAATTGCGTATACTAAATTTTGAACACGGCCTACTGGATCAGTAGCGTTCATTCCTACGTTCACTTTAAGAATGACATCATGCTTAAGAAGTTCATCAACAAGTTGATCTTTACCTGCATAGTTCTCTTGTCCAGTTAACGACATAACAACTTCATCTGTTTCATAAAACTGTTCAAGACGCAAAAGTTGTTTAAGAGTTGGCTCTACCCAAGTCTCAGAAAATGTTCTCAGAACAAACTCAGTAATAATATTAGTGTTACCTTTTAACAGATTCATGCCACCAACTGTTTCGTTCATAGTGTTGGCGCTTTGAACTGTAGATGTAGAAAAGTTTCCCTGCAACTCATCAAAGTCAAAGTTAATTCTATCCTGCTCTGCATAAGCAGAACCAGTAACATCACGTGTTTCAATGACACGAACATCCTGATCTGGATCATCCATCTCAACTGCTCCACCCGGAACAGACCTAAACAATGCATCAAGATCAATGTTCCTGTCCCTACGTATATGGTAACGCTTATTCATTGCCAACTTAATGTTGTCAAATCTCTGGTTCCATATGTCGTTAGAGGCGGCTTGCAATTCCTCAGTAAGTTCTACAGTGCCTGATGGATATAAACGATGAGATTCAATGTTTAATTTACCCATAACGTATGGGCGCTCACCATCACGCAACCAAGGGTAAACTTCAAGAAGAGGTTTTGGTTTGGTTAGCATGTAATCAGTTCCGGCAGTGAAGTAACAGTAATCATCACCGTCTTTTTTTACAATGTTTTTATGTATCCAAACAATTTTAAATTCTTCTATATTTTCAAACTCATCTTCTAAAGGATCAGATCGAGGCTCTTCTCTTGTAAGGCGTATACTATCATCGTTTTCTTTTGAAGTAGAAAGCAACTGGCTGATTGTAAGTTTGTTCCAATCTCCGTCTTCCATTTTTTGCATTACATCTTGTACAAACATAGGAATTAAATGAATTACATATGGACTAGTAGAAACAGGGTCATACCAATCAGAAGCAGGGTCAATCCTAAAGTTTTCTGGTTCAACAATTTCAATAATAGGCTTGTCTGAAATAGTAACGTTTTCTTTTTCTGTAATAGTTTTGCCATCAATATCTACAACATTGTCTCCAAAAGCATCAACACTGTAGTAAGTGTCTTCTTTTTCTTGGAACTCCCAATACTGGTGCGATACAACAGTTCCATATATCGCCGCATCCTGTATAGCCGTTACCATTGTAGAGAACCAAGGAATAGTATTTGTTAGCCTATACTGCATCATAGACTTTGCAACTGTAGCCGCTCCAATAGATACTGGATCATTTGGATTAGAAGGATATACATCCATTACGTCCTCATTAGAGAAGAACGCAGTAGCCATAGCCGCCTCAAGTTTGCGAACAGTAGATCGAGTCTTTGGTCTAAAAAGAGTAGAGCGTTTGTCATAAGCAGACGTTAAATATTTAGAGCCAGACGGATGCTTACTGTTAAAATTGGATATATTTTTTTCCCACTGATCTCTTAAATTAGAATCCATATACTCTGTTGAAGAGTCGTATGCTTCTCTGGCAATGTTTAACCAATCCTTATCTTTTAAACTTCCAGATACAGATGGTATAGCCTCACCCTCTAAAGAAGGTTGTGGATTAATAAGCGACATTAACTAAAGTCTCCGTTTAACTGATTTCTATCATCCATAACTAAATCACTGTAGCGATCTTGATTAAACTTTCCTCGGTTTTGATTGTATCTTTCAAGAATCTCACCGCCTGCTCTCATAACAGTTTTATAGTCATTGTCTATTTTGTCAGCGTGAATAACAAATCCCCAGTTTCCAGACAATCTCATGGACTTTACAGTGACTACTCCATCCATAACATGGACACCCCAAAGCCAACCGGGATATTTTTTATCCAAAACTTCAGCAACATTTTTTGCAATCATTTGATCTTTTAGTTCGTAGATTTGAGACTTTTCGATATCCATTACTTTTTCCTTGGCTTGTAAAAAGTTCTTTTTCCGTCATTAAATATATACGTAGGGACTGGTCTGGTATATATAGCAGGGTCTTTGCTTTCAACTAAAGCAACCCACGGAATCTTTTTTTCTCTTTTTGTATTGCTCATTATATTAAAGTTATAGTTGCTATAAATTTAGGATCACGTTCTATTGGATACTCTATATCATATGGAGTCAACACTAAGTTATTAGCAGAATCAATCGTAAACGTATATGTAATTCCTGCTGTTGGGCTTGATGTTCCTGCATCCCAATTGCCGGAATAAGCGGCCCAAGTTGCACTTGCTTCAGACCATAATGGCCCAACACTAAGCCCCGTCAATGACCCAACTGCGGGAGTTATAATATATCCAGTAGTCGCTGTTAAATCTTTTCCGGTAAGGGTAAGACTTGCGCTCGGAACATAGGTAAGTAAATACTTAATTACATCTGGAGCAGTTGTTGTAAACGTCAGTGTTCCCTTATCTGGTGAAATCATTACTCCTGTAGTTGATACAGGAACTTTTCCAGATAAAGTTAATGATGCTACACTTGGATATACAAATTGATCATCCCATTTATAGGCAATAGTATTCCAATTGGCTGATTCGCTAGACCAAGCGATAGCCATTACAAGTACCTAACGTGATATGGATCAGCCTCTGCATCAGGAGCCGTAGGCCATCCCCAATAGGTTTTATCTACGGTACGATTTACAATTTGAGTCTCGGGGCCGATAGTCTCAACACCCTTGTCATCGTAGGTGGATACCTTTCGCTCTTCCTGCACCTCATGGTTCTGGAAGTTCTTGACTGCCTGCACAGATGCAAATGCTTCAACTCCGTTCTCAAGGCTGTTACCGTGAGCGCGAACCTCGTTACGGTAGGTTGTCCATGCTTCTGTCATAGCAGTACCACCGTCAGCCGCTCTGATAACCATCCAGTCAGACGAGGATAAGAGTGAGCCAACATTGGCTTTGATCTTCTCAATCACCTGAGACTTCAGAGATTCAACGTCCTTCTCTGTAGTCGCATATGAGATCACCCACTCGCCGTCAGTGAATGTATAGGACTCTGCGCCAGTGTTGTAGTAACGGCTGTCAGGAGCCTCTACCCGCGCAGGAGCGATGCCTATATCAAGCAGTTCTGCTTTTGACCATGCTCTAAAGATGTTGGATGGATGCTGTATGCCGTCAACCGTTAAGGCGCGAGGCGTTTTAATTGTTCCTAGTGTTTCGCTATACCACATAATTACCTCGCGTTAGAGTATTTGAATGGTGATTCGGCAAAGGCTATATAAATATACGTTAAAGCATCATTTATATAAGCAGAACTCTCTCTCATTTTAATTCCATTAGAAAGAAAATCTAAGTTCCTTGAAGTTCCTTCAGAACTGTCACTATCGGGTTTTAAGTCTGTCGTAACCTCGTT